AAAATATTAAAATCTCAACAAGAACTAACGAAAACCAAGCAACCAAATCTTTGCTTACGTTCGTTTCTCGACACTCGAATTTAAATTCGAAATCTCGCAACTCGCAAAGAATCGTGCGTTCCGGTCTTTGCATTCCACACCCACATTCACACAATGGCAACCTGCGTTGGAAAACTCGCCGAAACAAGTCTGAACAACACAATCGCATTCCAGTTGCAGTTTGGAACACTTCCACCGGTATTTATTGGAATACCTGCAACCTCTTGTAAGACAATCGCAACGGACAAAAATGACGAACATGTCATTCAAAGTAAGTCTACTGAAGCACAAAAGAAGATGAATGTCAACAACAAAGCATTCATACACAAAATGCATGCTGAATATAACAAACAATGTGCAGTGCTTGACAAATGGGAGGAAGAGTACAACACAACTCGAAGTACGAATCCTAGTTCATACAAAGTTGTGTTGACGAAACAACAGAAGAGTGCTGTGCATAGATACAATATGGAGAAAGCACGGAAAAAACTGAAGGAACAGGAAGACATTCTGAATAAATGCATCATAGGTCCGTGGGGCCCTTCCATGAATGCTTTCAGTATTGCATCTGGACCATTACCATCAGCAATGGAGGCAGAATTGAAATGGCCACTTCACCAGACCAGATCACAACGAATCAAAGGGACTCCAAAGCAACCAGTAACACTCGGGAGAGGAGAGTTCGCTAAATTTGTCAAAAACTTAACCACACTAATGACACAAAAATCACTGCTCCTTGAATTGTGTGGTAAACACGTGCACAGAGTTTGTGTTCGAAGGGAGCACAAGAAGGTTTACCTGAAAATAAACACAAAGCATGAAGAAGGTTTCAATAAAGCGAGGGATGTTGTGATGGACAATTTCACACAACGTTTACTTGAACTAATGATAACACGAACATCAGGCAACAACCGACACTCAGTTCAAAACATAAAACCCGGACATAGTGGTTTTGTCTTGAATAGAGAGACTTTATGTGGCACACAATCTCGTGCATATGGAAGAGTATTCATCGTTCGTGGCAATCACGAGGGCAAGCTATATGATGCACGTATTAAATTATCCCAAACAATACGCAGGAAGATAGTGCGATTTGCTGATCCAGGCGTTAAATTTTGGAATGGGTTCAACACAGCTTTTCAAAGATACAGGAAACAAGATCGTGAGCACACATGTGAAACGGATCTTGATGTTGAGGAGTGTGGTGAGGTCGCAGCCTTATTGTGTCTTGCTCTTTTTCCTTGTGGGAAAATAACATGCAATAAATGTGTAGAAGAGAATTTATTATCAGAAGGGCAAGCGACGCATGAAAACATACTCAAGAAACAACAGGAAATACGTCACATCGTTCTTCAACGTCATCCACAATTCAAGCATGCTCTTCAGATACTAGAAAGGCAAAGCAAGGCATTACAAAGTGTGAACAGCAATTATAAAGATTTTACAGAGATTCATAGTCTCTCAGAAGGGAAAACACTTCCTGCTTTTAGCCAGGCAAATCGCATAAATGATGTCCTAATAAAAGGAGGTAGTGCAACAGCAGAGGAATTATCAGAAGCAACACGAAACTTGCTTGAGATTGTTCGTTATCTTAAAAATCGAACAGAAAGTTCAGAGAAAGGAACTCTGAAAACATTTCGAAACAAAACTTCTCAGAAAGCTCATCTGAACCCAGCACTAATGTGTGATAACCAGCTCGATGAAAATGGAAACTTTGTTTGGGGTGAAAGAGGATATCATGCCAAACGGTTCTTTAATAAATACTTTGAGATTGTTGATCCTAGCAAAGGATATGCAAAATTTGAAGCACGTATAAACCCAAGGGGCCAACGCAAAACAGCAATAACCAGGCTAATCGTGCCAACAAATTTTGAAGTATTGAGAGAACAGATGCAAGGTGAATCAATTGGAGAACACCCATTGACTGTTGAGTGTACTAGTGTACTGAATGGTGATTTTCTGTTCCCCTGTTGTTGTGTGACAAATGAAGCTGGGGAACCTATACTATCAGAGTTGCAAATGCCAACAAAGAATCATCTAGTTGTTGGAAATAGTGGGGACTCCAAATACGTTGACATGCCGCCACAAGAAGGCCAATCCATGTATATAGCCAAAGCTGGTTTTTGCTACATGAACATCTTCTTGGCAATGCTTGTTAATGTGCGCAAGGAGGAAGCTAAGGCATTTACAAAAATGGTGAGAGATGTGCTTATAAATCAGCTGGGGACATGGCCTACACTTTTGGACGTAGCAAGTGCATGCTATCTGCTGAAAGTGTTCTTTCCAGATGTCAGCAGTGCTGAGTTGCCACGTATAATGGTTGATCACAAGACGAAAACTATGCATGTCGTAGACTCGTATGGTTCACTGAACACTGGTTATCACATCCTAAAAGCGAACACAGTTGAACAATTAATCAAATTCACACGTGCAGGTTTGAAATCAGATATGAAGCATTATTTAGTTGGAGGGCCAATACTAAACAATGAAGACATTGATCCAACAGAGTACCGAACACCATCTTGGCATCTAAGGAGACTCATAAAAGGCATCTACAACCCACAAGTTCTATTAGATGACATCCGCATTGATAGGTATCTGCCTCTCTACGCATTGTTATCACCGGGTGTTCTCATCGCTATGTACAATAGTGCTTCATTGGAAATTCTCACCAGGGAATATCTACGAAAAGATGACGAATTTGTATCAATTGTGCTTATATTGGAGTCACTTGCACGAAAAGTATCAGTATCAACCAGTTTAATGTCTCAACTCATGTTGATTGAAGGAGAGGCTCAGTATATCATTGAAGCTGTGCAAGGAATCAAGCAACGGTACCCAATACCATACACAGTTGTGATGGAAATGCTAATCATTTTAGCCTCCAGATCAGAATCAGACGCAGCACTTGACGCAGCTGGCTTCAAGAAGTTTCAACGGGAAAGTATACAACTCATGGAAAAAAATTATCTAAGAATCTTGGAAGACGAATGGCGAGAATTGAGTTTGCGGCAAAGGTTCTCTGCAACACTTCGATCATCAAAGTTTGCGATGCGTACACATGGTGGTTTGCGCAACGCAAGTATCGAAGATTTAGGAGGCAGATACAGCGAATCAATGAACTACTATTTTGGAGAGCTTAAAAATGGAGTCATGAAAATATATGGAAAAATTACCAATCAGGCTAAGGTGATTACACAAAGTACGCATACAAGCATAAAGAGGAAAGTGTACTCCTGTTTCAATTATCTCATTCCAGACGTGTCTAAATTCATAAATGTTATGGTTTGTCTGACTATGATCTTGACACTCATGCAAGAACTACACACCATGGTTGAACGAACAAGGAATTGCAAGAGAATAGCACGACGATTTGAGAATCAGGAAAAGGAACACAAAATAAAGTTCATGCACCAAGCCTTTCAAAATGAACACAAAGTGGACCCCACGTTCGAGGAATTCTTAGAATACTTAGGTAAGCACACACCTGAGCTGTTAACATATTTTCAGGAGGATGAAGTAGTGGTTCATCAAGCAAAACGACGTGGTGAGCTCGAACTGGAGCGAGTAGTCGCATTCATAGCCTTGGTGATGATGGTTTTTGACTCGGAGCGCAGTGATTGTGTCGTCAAGATACTAAACAAACTCAAAAATATCATATCATCAACTGATGCGGATGTCTATCATCAGGGACTTTCTGAGATCGAAGACGACATAAACGAGAAAAATCTAACAATTGACTTCGAACTGTCCCAAGATGGTGTACGGACGCCTCCGAATGTCATGGAACACACTTTCAGTACGTGGTGGACTCACCAAGTATCAAATGGAAGAACAATTCCCCATTATCGTACAGAAGGACATTTTATGACTTTCACTAGAGCAAATGCGCATCATGTGGCCACAGAAATTGCGACAAATGAGCACAAGGACATCATGTTAATGGGAGCAGTTGGATCTGGAAAATCAACAGGCTTACCATTTCATCTGTCAAAGAGAGGCAAAGTACTTTTGGTTGAGCCTACAAGACCATTAGCTGAAAATGTATATAGGCAGTTGTCGCATGAACCCTTTTACATCAATGCAACGTTGTTGATGAGAGGTTTAACAACATGTGGCTCGAGTCCAGTGACAATAATGACAAGTGGATTCGCACTCAATCAGTTGGCGCACAATAGACACAGAATCGCAGAGTACGATTTTGTGATCTTTGATGAGTGTCATGTACATGATGCAAATGCCATGGCGTTAAGATGCCTACTACATGATGCTGAGTTTCCGGGAAAAGTCATCAAGGTTTCAGCCACACCACCAGGAAGGGAAGTTGAATTCACAACACAGCACCCAGTGAAGCTTTTGACAGAAGAAACGTTGGGCTTGAAAGAGTTTGTTGATGCACAAGGTACTGGTGTGAACTGTGATGTTATTCGGCACGGAGACAACATCCTGGTGTACGTAGCAAGTTGCAATGAAGTCGACATCATATCAAAGGCATTAATTGATAAGGGACACAAAGTCACGAAAGTCGATGGAAGAACAATGAAAGTTGGAAAGGTTGAAATAATCACATCTGGCACTCCACAAAGAAAACATTTTGTCGTGGCAACGAACATCATCGAGAATGGAGTCACATTGGATATTGAAGTTGTCGTGGATTTCGGTACAAAGGTTGTTCCTTTCTTAGATGTCGATAACAGAATGATGCAATATCAGAAGGTTGCAATCAATTATGGGGAAAGAATCCAAAGGTTAGGGCGTGTTGGGCGGCATAAAGCAGGAACTGCACTCAGAATTGGTCACACAGAGCGTGGTCTCAGCGAGGTACCTAGTTGCATCGCAACCGAGGCAGCGTTTAGATGCTTCACATTCGGACTGCCTGTTATCACGAATAATGTGACAACAAGCCTCCTCTCAAATGCAACCGTAAGACAAGCACGAACAATGGCACATTTTGAGTTGTCCCCATTTTACACGTATCATTTTGTGCGATATGATGGAACCATGCACCCAGAGATTCACAAAGTTCTCAAAAGATTCAAACTGAGAGATTCAGAGATAGTGTTGAACAAGACTGCTATACCAAATAGAGGAGTTAACACATGGATGACAAGTAGCGCATATCAGAGACTTGGAGCGAATGTTGGGGACAGTAACGAAATTCGAATACCATTTTTGTGCAAAGAAGTGCCTGAAACATTGCACGAAACAATATGGGACATCATCACAACGCACAAGAGTGATGCTGGTTTTGGACGGCTATCAAGCGCTAGTGCATGTAAAGTTGCTTACACACTCAAGACTGACGTGATGTCAATTCAACGAACAATACACATAATTGATGCGCTAATAGTTGAGGAAAGACAAAAACAAGAGTATTTCAGGACGATAACAACAAATTCAATTTCTTCGTCCAATTTTTCTCTTCAGAGTATTGCTAATGCGATTAGAGCTCGATTTTCATCAGATCACACAGTCGAAAACATTAGTGTGCTTGAGAACGCAAAGGCTCAGTTGTGCGAATTTAAAAATTTAAACATTGACGCTGCTTTTCAGGACTTTGACAGTCAAGTGGGGAGAAGTTACATAAGCAATTTTGGCGCACTCGACGCAGTTTATCATCAATCAGAGAAAGCAATGAGTGAGCACTTTAAATTAAAGGGAAGATGGAATAAGCCACTCATCACACGAGACATAATGATAATGATAGGAGTCTTACTTGGCGGACTTATGATGGTGTATAAACAATTCAAAAGTCAAATGACTGAAGAAGTTCATCATGAAGCAAAAGGAAAGCGACAGCGTCAACGCCTACGTTTTAGAGATGCACGTGACAGCAAACTCGGAAGAGAGGTGTATGGTGATGATGGAACCATGGAACACTACTTTGGTGAGGCTTACACAAAGAAAGGTAAAACAAGTGGTCGCAAACATGGTATGGGTCAAAAACAACGGAAGTTTGTTAATATGTATTCATTTGACCCAGAAGATTTTTCAGCAGTGCGTTTTGTAGATGTCCTCACAGGCGCAACTCTTGATGAAACACCAATAACAGATCTACATTTAGTACAGGAGCATTTCACAAAGATTCGGAGTGAAATGATAGAATCAGGAGAACTCGAGAGCCAACATTTGTATAGTGGAAAAGGAGTTAACGCATATTACATGAACAATAGAACTGGAAAGGCACTACAAGTTGATTTGACACCACATAATCCGCTATTGGTTTGTGCAAACAAACCAACAATCGCAGGATTTCCGGAGAGAGAGTATGAGCTAAGGCAAACAGGACAGCCCAAAGCAATTTCACTGAAAGATGTTCCTAAAGCGAATGACTTGAGCGAAATGGTGCAACATGAAAGCGCGTCTTTGCACAGAGGTCTGCGTGATTACAACCCCATCTCCAATAACATCTGCAAGCTAATCAACCGTTCTGAGGGAGAGAGAGATACCATGTACGGACTTGGATTTGGACCAGTCATCATCACAAACAGACACCTATTTGAACATAATGGTGGTGAACTTGACATCAAGACTCGTCACGGAGATTTCCTAATAACGAATATGACAAAACTCCAGTTATATCCAGTTCCAAACCGAGATCTAATTTTAATTAGACTTCCAAAGGATATACCACCATTTCCACAAAAACTTCAGTTCAGGCAGCCGGAGCGTAATGAAAAGATTTGTATGGTGGGCTCAAATTTTCAAGCAAAAAGCGTAACAAACACAGTATCAGAGACGAGCATTATATTGCCAATGGATGACTGTCATTTCTGGAAACATTGGATAACTACAAAAGATGGTCAATGTGGATTACCTTTAGTCAGCACGAGAGATGGCAACATAGTTGGTATTCATAGTCTTGGGAGTTTCAATAATACAATCAATTATTTTGCAAGTTTCCCAGAGAACTTTGTCAATCAGTATTTGTTGACTCCAGAAAATCACCAATGGATACAACACTGGAAATACAATACTGACAATATAAGCTGGGGAGCGCTCAAAATAAGCAATGAAGCACCAACAGGATTGTTTAAGACAACAAAGTTGATTGGAGATTTGGAGAGTCTATTTGTACGGCAGCAGATGAAAAGAGAGAAATGGGTGTACACACAATTAGATGGAAATCTCAAAGCTATCGCATCTTGCCCCAATCAACTCGTTTCAAAGCATGTCGTCAAAGGCAAGTGTCCAATGTTTGACATGTATTTGAAACTTGATGAGGCGGGTAGAAAATTCTTCACACCCTTGCTCGGTCAGTACCAGAAGAGTCGCCTCAATAAAGAAGCATACATCAAGGACATCATGAAATACTCGACAGTAATCGAAGCAGGGAATGTCCAACCTCAAACATTTGAGGATGCTGTTAGGCTCCTGATACAAGATTTAAGTGAGCTCGGGTTTGAAACATGCCAGTATATAACTGACGAAGATGTCATATTTAATGCACTTAATATGAAATCTGCAGTGGGTGCATTGTACGGAGGGAAGAAGAAAGATTACTTCAAGGATTTTACACAAGAGATGAAGGAAACAATTTTGAAACAAAGCTGTGCACGGTTGTACACAGGAAAAATGGGTTTATGGAATGGCTCTCTGAAAGCAGAACTACGCCCTTTAGAAAAGGTTCAAGCCAACAAAACCCGCACTTTCACAGCGGCACCACTTGATACATTGCTGGGTGGAAAAGCATGCGTCGATGATTTCAACAACCAATTTTATGAGCTAAACATAAAAGGGCCATGGAGTGTTGGCATGACAAAGTTTTACGGAGGATGGAATGAACTTTTAACGAAGCTACCAGATGGGTGGATTCACTGTGATGCCGATGGTTCCCAGTTTGATAGTTCTTTATCGCCCTATCTCATAAACGCAGTCTTAAACATAAGATTACATTTCATGGAAACATGGGACATAGGGGAGCAAATGCTGCGGAATTTATACACAGAAATTGTGTACACCCCAATTGCAACACCAGATGGAACAATTGTAAAGAAATTTAAAGGGAATAACAGTGGGCAACCGTCAACTGTCGTGGACAACACACTTATGGTGTTATTAGCTCTCAAATATTCCTTACTTAAAGATGGAGTGGAAGCGGAAAAACACAAGCAAGTAATTAAATATTTCGTCAATGGTGACGATTTGCTGATTAGTATAGACCCAGCATACGAAGGCCTTCTCGACACAATGCAGGGAAATTTCAAGGAACTTGGTCTCAAGTATGATTTTAACTCCAGAACTAGAGACAAGGGTGAACTTTGGTTCATGTCTCATCAAGGGAAAAGAGTGGAGGACATATGGATCCCAAAACTGGAACAGGAGCGAATTGTCTCAATACTTGAATGGGATCGATCAAAGGAACCAGGCAATAGAATGGAGGCAATTTGCGCTGCAATGATAGAATCATGGGGTCACCAAGAGCTAACTCATCAGATACGGAGGTTCTATGCATGGCTTATTGGACAAGCTCCATACTCGGGACTGGCAGAAATTGGAAAAGCACCGTACATTGCTGAAAGTGCACTCCGCAAGTTGTACTTGGATAAAGATGCAGATCAGAGTGCCATTGAGGTTTATCTAAGAGCAATATTTGAAGATTACACTACCGAACCAGAGGATTTATTTGTATATCATCAAAGTGGCGACGACACGTTGGATGCTGGAACAAGTGCTCCAAGTAAAGCAAGGAAGCAAGAAAGCGCAAGCTCCACTCAAGGCATTGCGCCAACAATGGAAGGCTTTGAACCGGCCGATGACCCAACGGGCAAAAGCAAGCAACAAACTGTCATCAATCTAGAAAAAGATGTCAATGTTGGCACAGTTGGTACTTTTGCAGTGCCACGGTTAAAAGGACTTGCAACAAAAATGAGCATGCCTAGAGTCAGAGGGAAAGCAGCTATGAACCTAGATCACTTGTTGGTCTACAACCCAGAGCAAGTTGACTTGGCTAACACAAGGGCTACAAGGAAACAATTTGACACATGGTATGATGGAGTTAAACGAGATTACGAGTTGGATGACAGCTCAATGCAAATAATCCTGAATGGATTGATGGTTTGGTGCATTGAAAATGGCACTTCACCAAACATAAATGGAATGTGGGTCATGATGGACGGAGAAGAGCAAATTGAATATCCGATAAAACCATTAATAGATCACGCCAAACCCACATTTCGACAGATAATGGCTCATTTCAGTTATGTCGCTGAAGCATATATTGAAAAGAGAAATCAGGAAAAAGCGTACATGCCACGCTATGGACTTCAGAGGAACCTGACAGACATGAGCCTCGCTCGCTATGCGTTTGATTTTTACGAAGTAACATCAAAAACACCAGCGAGAGCGCGCGAAGCTCATATCCAAATGAAAGCAGCAGCCCTTAGAGGTGTGCAAAACAAGTTGTTTGGATTGGACGGAAATGTCAGCACAATGGAAGAAAACACGGAGAGACACACAGCTGAAGATGTGAACCGCAATATGCACAGCCTTCTCGGCGTGAGGGGTGTGTAAGCTATGTGTAGGTAATGATATTATTATGTAGTATCCTACCCGTTTAGAGTTATTCCATATGGTCTTTACTTTTAAGAATGAATGAGATGAGGGTGGCCCTCAAATCTCTTCCTCTTATCGTGTGAAGAAGTCGAACTCATCTTTGGTGTGATTAGGTGTGGTGTAACTTTGTTACGTATCCTTTCACATTTGATTATGAGATAGAGAC